CTTTGACGGAACCCACTATATTAACCCCACGGGATCCACGATATAGTTTACCATTTTCACCCTTATACTATGGAGCTAGAAAACATGGCATAAGAACGAAGGATTTTACAACTACCCAAATTGATAGAGCTAAAGATGCGCTTTGGACAAAGTGGATTAGTGGAATGAGTCCAGCTGTAGTTGAGCCAAAGCGTCTAACACCGGAACAAGCAGTGTTGGGATTTGAAGGTAATAAGTACTATGAAGCTTTGTCCCTAAACACAAGTGCTGGATACCCTTGGAATTTGGGGGCCGGAACAACAAAGGAGGCTTGGATAGATGTTGATTGGGTATCAAGAAATTGTGACATCAAAATGGCACTTTTGGATGAAATTATACGAAAAGAAGAATTGCGTCGAGAAGGAATAGTGCCAGAAACTATATTTGTTGATACCCTGAAGGATGAACGGAAGAAGAAGGAAAAGATTCTAAAAGCTGGGGCAACTCGAGTGTTTTGTGCTAGCCCTGTGGATTATACCATTGCTCTACGTCAGAATTTGTTGCACTTTTGTGCTGCCTTTATGAAGAATCGGCACTCACTTATGCATGCAGTTGGTATAGATGTACACGGCGAAGAATGGGCACGATTATGGGCGCGATTGACAAAACATGGGGATAGATTTATTGGCTTGGATTACTCTAATTTTGGCCCAGCCTTCAATGCACGCATAGCTGCAGCGGCCTCAGAGATAATGAATAGGTGGACTTTGAAGTACGTGAAGAATGAGGGATGTGATGTTACTGAGTGGGAGCGTGAGCTGGATGCTTTAGGTTGGGAGTGTGATATGAGTGTGCATTTGTGCGGCAATACTATCTACCGCCAAAACTGTGGGAGTCCCTCAGGTGCTTCAATTACAGTTATAAAGAATTCGTTGGTTAATATTTTGTATGTTCTTTGTGCATGGGAAGCGTTGAGTGGAGAGTTGGCAAGACAGGATGTAACAGACATTTGGCAAGAGTTTGTAGAAAATGTGGAACTGTGCGTTTACGGCGATGATTTGGTTATGACTGTAGCACCACGCTATTTGGCTGTTTTTAATATGCAAACAATACAAGCATGGTTTGCAAAATATGGCATAGTGTCAACAGATGCCGCAAAAACTGGAGGTGATGTTTTACCAACGGTAGGGAAGAAGGAAGTTACATTCCTGAAAAGAGGTTGGACAAAACATCCAACAAGACCATATCAATATTTGGCACCTTTAGATATGGTGAGTGTTAATGATATAACACAATGGATTTGGAAGAGTCCAGATAGGCGAATGGCCACACGAGTTAATTGTGAGAGTGCGTTGTTAGAAGCACATGGACAGGGACCGAAATTATATGAAGCCTTACGTTTAAAAATTAATGAGGCTTTAGAGAAACTTGGGATTGACCCCATAACAATGAATTGGTATGATGTCGATAACAAGTACTTTGCTGACCCAGTACAATTTGGGTCAAGTGAAATATGGGGGTGAGAATAATACATATAAAGTTTTATGTCTAACATAGTTTAAGTTTATGCGCGACGTACACAGAAGATCTAGCTAAGTTACTAGAGTGAGTTGCGGTGCAAATAAAGTAACCTAATAAAACGGTGTTATATCG